GTCTCGCCCTCGGGGACGAAGCGGTAACTTTCTATCCATTCCGGGCATTTGCCATTGAAGTCGTTAACCTCAATTGCTCTGCGTCCGTCAGATGCGGAGACGTAACACTTATAATCGCTGTCTATGTAGATTGTCATGCTGCGCCCCCTCATTCAAGCCAGATGTTATAGATTTTGCCGGCAGAATATGATCCTACGACTTTAATGTACTCCGAGTCTGTCAGCGCCGATATATCGCACTGCACCGTATTCCGGGCAATTGCGCCCTGCGCTGTGCTGGTAACTTTGGCAGTCCAGCTTGTATTTGTGATCATAAGGCCGGTAGCGGCATCCGTGCCGACGCCAAATCCCATGCCGTAGGTCCCGCCGTAGTTGTATGAGCACTCAAAATCGACACACAGTTTTGTATAACCACTCAACGCGACGGCGGGGTCGATATAGAATGCTACGCCGCCGCTGTCGGAGTTGCCAGACCAACTGATTGTGTCGTCTGAAACTGTCGGCGCAGAAATCATGCTGTTGCTCTTGATCGAGTACCCAGACGTCAGCCCCGATCCATTTTTAAAGATATAGAGCCCATACATCAGCGTTACAGTCTCGACCTGTCCCTCGGCGGTGATTGATACCGTTTTGCTCGTGCTCTTGCTGCCGCTGACCGCCGTGACCGTCCACGTTCCGGCGGAGGGAATAACAAACAACGCCTTGCCGCTCGTGTCCTTGGCCGTCAGCGTTTTACTGCCGTTCGTGCAAGTGCAGGTCGAACCCGAGGGGTAGGTGACTCGGATCACAGCATAGACGGCGGCGACGGTGATGATACCGGTCGTGAATACGCCTTTTGCAACGGCTGTCTGCGCTGAAGTGCTGGGCGTCACCGTCTTCGCCGCTTGAACCGTCAACTGCTTCGTCGCGGACTTCGTCCCGGCGGCGACTACGCCCGCGGCCTGCGTCGCTGAGGCGGTGATCTTACCTGCAGCGTCGACAGTTATCGCGGGGGTGGCCTGCGTAACGTCGGCGAGGGTGCCGGTCTTGATCTGCTTATCCCCGGCATAGAACTTTTTACCGCTGCGCACATCTGCAGCCTGTGCATTGGCGAGGGCAAGCTTTGAGTTTGTCAAGCCTCCGCCGCCCATGACGCCATTGCCGAATATCTCGCTCATGCTGTCACCTCCGTAATGCTCACTTGCACGGTGATCGCCGCAGTGGGTTTATCCCCGACTGCATAAGCGGTGATAGTTCCGGCGTTGTTGCCAAATACGAGGCCGTAGCCGCCCTCCATTGCGCCGTTCATAACGGTAGCATCCGGATTAATGTCAATGCGGCTGTTTGCTGTGGTGCCGTCGATCTCAACCGTCTGTGAATACGGCGATGCGCTGCCCGTCCATGATGCGACTGGGAGTGTGACCGTTGCCGTTTTTATCGCCGGGGTTGCACCGACATCGGTAGCAGCAAGCGAAACATTGCCCGAAGCGTCAGGCAGCTTATCATTAACAGTCGCAACAGAACCGGAGCCATTCAGACCGTTGTAAACGCTGAATGTGGTATACTGTCCGTTGTCAAAGGTTATCTTGTATACGTCGGTTGTGCCTGCTGCGTGAGTGCCGGATTGCAGAGCGATCGACGCTATGCCGTTGCCGTTCGTCACGGTAAAGGTGGAGGTCGTATTATCTGTCAGTGTGACCGTGTACGTGTCCACAAGGCCGCTTGTGCCGGTCTTGGCAACAGATTTTATGCTTGCGCCGTTCGTCACCGTGAATGTGGTACTTGTGTTATCGGAAAACTGTATTTTATACGTGTCCACAAGGCCGCTGGTATCGGTCTTAGTCACGCTTGTAATAGCACGCCCGTCCGTGCCCTTGTCGCCTTTTGCGCCCGTTGCGCCGCGCACTGAGGTCGTTGTGACCGTGGTTTCATCGGCCATGGTAAAGGTCAGTGTGTAATCATCGTTCAGCGTGATGCTGCTTATGCCGCCGTGCCCGTCGAGCGCTGTTGCGAGGTCGCGTACAAGCACTTGCCCAGTCAGTGACTTCGCCTGTCCTGCCTGTTCCAGTACAAACAGATCTGCCGTTGTTACTGACGAAGCTCTCGGAAGCTCAGAAACAGTTTTGTCCGCGATAGGTCATCACTCCTTTTCTTTCAACTGTTCGAGGAGCAGCTTGACATACACAAGCCGCTCGAAGTTCGCCATGCCGTCTATGCGCAAGCCGTCAAGCACGGCGATTATTGCATCTATCTTCTCATTCATTGGTCTGCACCTCACTTGCATACTGCTGTCTCAGCGCGCCGCGAACGCCGCCGGTCGGTTCATTGACAAGGTATTCGAACTTTGTGTAATGGTCAAACACCGTCTCTTCACCGTTTGCCGCAACGTATCGTATTTTCCCGGTTTTCTTCTCGTCGCTGAATATAACCGCGCCCTCTGCAAAGGAAATGCCCGTCAGTGTGACGAAAAGCAGCCCCACCGTGGCGAGACCGCAAAAGCCGCAGTTATATTCGCTGTTGTCCGCGAATATAATTTTATCCATACTTCCTCCTTACACGAATGTCAAAACGGGGAAAAATTCACCCGAATAGTCTTTTATGTAGCTGAGTGCGACGGTATATCCGTACAATTTAAACAACCTATTCCCCGTAATTCCGCCACTGGTTGCGGTCATTGCGCTTGCCACAGCTGCGCCGGAGAACACATCACCGGCATAATATCCGTTCGCAACGCCGCCGTTGAGATAACCATTTGTGTTCGCGGTCGTTATGGTGTTGTTCCCCACCTGCGAACCCTCGATATATCCCGCATCGCCGCCCACCTGTATTTGGTTCGCGTATACATTGCCGGTAAACGTGCCGCTTGTGGCATACAGATTGCCAGAGCTGTCAACGCGGAATTTGCCGCCGCCAAGAGCTATGCCGTCCGTGCCGATATACACGCCGTTTGTCGTGCCGTACAGCGATGACAGCGCGTTATATATCGCGTTGGCTCCGATGGTAAACCCGTTGGATTTATTGCCTATAAAGCCGCTTGTGGCGGTTATTTTGCCGGTGATATCAACGCCGTCTTTCGTGGCTTTGAACACCTGCTGTCCGTTGCTGGACAGTATAAAACCGTCGGCTGTCAGCGACCAACCGAAGCTTTTATTATCGCCGCCGGTTTGCGTCACCCTCGCGGCAATCTCCGATGCGTGTAACTGCAGCGTAGCGCGCATTTCATTCTCACCGTTTTCCCTTGCCAAGACCTCAGCGGCGATATTATCGGCATTCACGCGGAGGCTCGCGCGGGTCTCCGAGAATTGCCGCGTTACCTTTCTATCCGTCTGCGACTTATACGGGTATTCATGGTCAACGGCGTTATCCTGCGGGGCGGCTATACGCGCCGCCATGAGCGTTGAAAACGTCGTTTCTTTGGTGAAAATACCGCTGAATGCGCCGTTTATGGTCACGCCATCGCCCAGCTCCGCCGCCGGATCAAGCTTTGCCCAATCTGTATCGTATGGCTGATAGCTGTAATCCTTGATGCTTTCAAGGATATCTGCTGCCATCTGCGCCGTTGCCCACGGGCATGACAGCTCTAATACATTGTCACCGTCTCCGGCTTCGACATAGTTGTCATCGTCGATGTTAATAACAACCTTTGTATATTTCGCAAGCGCGGGCGTGGTAGTATACCCCGCCGCGCTGCGCCCGATAAAAACGGAATCAGACAAGTATTCTGTCACCCCCGAACCTGATGGAATATCCGGCGTTGTCAACAAGATAGTGTGTCTCTATGCCGATCTCGTTTAAACGTATGAGCCGGAGTTTTCCCGCGTCGGTCATAATGAAGTTCCCGGCGTACATACCGGCGATGTATCCCAAGATTTCACGCATAGCGTATCCCCCGGGATACTGTACCAAATAACCGCGCTGCATAATGTCCACCGTGCGGGGATCGACCTCCACACCCATCAGTGCAGCGATAAAGCGCACAGTGTCAATGTCGGTCTTTGGCCATGTGCCAATATCGCCGGACGTTGGAAAGTCCGTTTCTGCTTTCAGCATAGCGTCATAGCCGTGAAATACTATATCGTCCGTGCTCTCTCCGTCACTTCTGGTGTCGATATAGAAAACGCCCTTAGGTATCCATTCGCTTTGCTTTGCGGCGTTGCAGGCGCGCACAAATGGCTTCAGAGAAGACATTTTGGTGATCGTTGCCGTCGGCTTTATCATGGTCACATCTATCTCTGCCGACACGCAGCAGCCAACAGCGGGCTTGTCGTCGGTGAACACGTGCTGAGTGGTTTTTATCTCTTTCAGCATATTGGCGCTATATCCGCCGCTGTCAGAGTCGTAGTAAATGCGCGTTCCGCCAAACGTGATATAGTTCTTGCTCTCGTCTATGAGGTAAAAGTCATCGCCGATTACCATTTTCGTTTCAAACCAATGATTACCGGCGATTATTTCTTTGTATAAGGCGCTCGTCGTCTGCATGGCTATCTCTCCACAAGTGCAAGCGCGTCAATGTTCCAGCGGTCTTTTCCGTCGCCGAACGAGGTGTCGACCGTCGCGCTGCCGGTGTTGTTGTACATCGTCGTGACCTGTGTACCCTTGAGCCAAGGGTTAGTATAGGTCACTTCGACATACTCCGGCAGCAGCGCGGGCAGAACGATTTCAGCGTCTGCAGTATACAGCATCTTGAAAGTCGCGTCTATGCGGAATTTCGTCGCTATCCTCGCCCGGTGCATGGTGTAATCCATTGTGCGTCCCGCGTCCGGGCTGTCGCCGTCCTCGCGCGTGACCTTATAACCGCCGCCGTCGAGATAGGGAAGCATATCCACGCCGTTTACTACAAGCTTCATTTGCCCCGCCCCCTGTTTCTCTCTTCGGTATAGGTGTATATGCTCTCGCCGACCTTGCGCTTGTCCAGTTCAACGGTAGTCCGCACCTCAATGGGTCTGTTGTTTCCGTTAAGACGGTCGAGCAGCGCGTCTATCTTGCTTTCAAGTTCCGGGGATATACCGCCGTAACTGCCGCCGGGAGAAAACGCATTAGGCGGCACGACAAAGCCGCCCGCAACGGCGGGCATTCTCATGTTCAGACCGGCAAACTTGTCCGTCATACGGTCAACGATGCCATCCGCAACCATTGTTACCCACTGTGTATTACGCTCTAACGGCACAACGGCTTCTTTTCCGGCTTCACCGGCGACAAACATAGTAGCTGTATCAACTATGCCGCCTTTTGCAAGCCGTGGGATAGATACCGTACCGGCGCGCCAGCTTATACCGCCGCCGCCGAAGAATTGCATGACGCTGCTTACTGCGCTGACAAGCCGATTGAACATAACAATAACATTATTTACGAACGCCTCAACCGTCCCTATAATGCCGTTGATGATGTTTGCGCCCGTCTGTTTGATGCTATTCCACACGTCCAACCACGCGCTTTTAATCGCTTCAAGCGACGATGCCCAATCGCCGGTAGCAAAACCTCTGACTACTTGTGCAAACGTAATAAGTACCGCGCGGATAATTGCAAGCACTGTTTTTATAACACCTGCAATTGCGTTGAAAATCGTCTGAACGCTTCCGTACAAAAGTATAAACACGCCAGTGATCAGAGTTCCTTTTTCCGAAAGCGTTTTTATAGCGTTATTGAAAAAGCTATTCACTTTCCCTACAACGCCGTCAAGCCACGCGGATATTTCATCCCACCACTTCACGATGGCTACTCCAAGCGCTAATATGGCGGCTATTACAAGCGGTATCCATGACCCGGTAAGCAGCGTAAGGGCAAGCCCTATCGCGATAATTCCGCCCGCAAAAAGCGCCGCTGTCTGCGTGGATAATTCGCCTGTCGTTATCCAATCGTGAAACGCAGTTACAATCATACCGATTCCGCCTATCAAGAGCGTTATCGCCGCGCCCGTCTTTCCAAACTCGAGAGCTGCGCCGCCAGCAGCAAGTGCAACACCGCCGATCATCTCAATGAGATTCTGCCAATCAATGCCGTTTTTCCATGCGTCGATTCCGCCTTTAATGGCAACAACTGTGCCACTTACAAGCAACGCAATTCCGAGCAGTTGTTTAAAACCGCCTTTAATCAGTCCGAGGTTTGTCAAGACTTTCCCGAGTCCCCAGCCAGCAATTCCTGCACCGATGGCAACGATTATGTCCTTGATAGCTTCGAGATTGTTTTTGAGCTTATCGCTTATCTGCACGTCTTCGTATTCAAGCCCACTGCCAGATCCTCCTCCGCCTCCGCCGGTGTCAGAGTTGTCCGACATAACATTCAAAGTATCAATACCCATGAGCTGTTTTTTCATGTCTTTTGCCGCCCCGGCGCCAGAAGATAGATTGTCACTCAGCTTTCCGGTATCTGTTATAGCGCGTTTGAAAGAACCCCTGCCGCTAAGTGCCGCAAAAAATGCCGCAATCGCATTCGCGGCCTTTGTGAGCCAGCCGACAAGCGTTTGTAGTACAGGAATAACCGCATTAAGGATCGGTGCGAATGCCGCTCCCCAAGAGCCTTTAAGCCCCTGCAAAGATGCTTTCAGCTCGTTGATGCTCTTTTGCGTATCCGGGTCATTTTCTGCAAAAGCCTTTACCGCTTCGATCGTATAAGTTTTCAGCTTACTGAACAGCGTGAAAAGCGTGCGTATGCCTATGCCGTATCTAAGCAGGCTCTTCACACCGCTATTAACAGCAGCCCGCGTGCCCTCAAATATAGCCTTGAGATTCTTACCCTTTGTCGCGTCCGTTATCTGTTCTGTAAGCTTCCCTGCGCGTTCTTGCGCTTGCTCAAGCTCCGCCGTCTGTTGAGCGAGCACATCGAGTATCTTACTGTCCTGTGCTTCGAGCTTCTGTGCCTCTTTTTCTTTGGCTTGCATTATCTTTTCTTGCTCCGCAAGCTCGGCCTTGATTTGCGTCTGGCGTTGGATTTCAGCAATATAAGTACCGGGATCAGCGTTGCCCGTTATGCTTGTTTTCGCTTCGCTTTCGGCAAGCGCTGCTTTCAGCTCTTCGACACGGTTATATGCTTCAACGGCTGCGTCCTGCGCCTCTTTGAGCTGTTCAACTATTGGCGCTCGCGCAGATTCATTTTTTGCTATGTTTTCTTTGAGCTTGTCCATCTTGTTTACAAGCTTGTCAAGCTCTTTGGCGGCTTGGCTATCGTCAATTTCCACCGGGAATCTCAATTCAGTTGCCATTTATCCGCCTCCTGTCCATTTCTTCAACATTTCTTCATCTTCCGCCGTGTATTTTTGCGGAAGATTTACGATTTCGCGATTCTGCCTCAACCATTCGCGTTCATACTTCTCAAGCTTCTTACCCTTTGCCAGCTTGGAGCGGATATTGACGATCTGTGAGAACGCGCAGTCTCCGCCGATCTCCATATACGCGCCCATGAACGTCCACCAGTGGAGATATTCGACCGACCGGCATTCGTAGCCGAGAACGCGGTTGACCGGCGCGATGATGTACGGGAAATCTTTTTCCCAATCCACCAGACGGGCAGATTTCTTTCCGTGCGGCTGTCCGAGGTCGATAAACCAGAAGCATTTTTCAAGTGCTTCCGAGTAGTCAGAAAGCATCTCCCATTCGGGGAAAATCGTCTCTATCGTCGCTTCAGCCTTGTCAGCGTCGGAAAAATCCGGGTCGTTCAAGACCTCTATAAGTTCGAGGATGACCCTGTAATCTGTGCGTATGGCATGGTCAACGCCGCCCACGTTAAGCGACATAGGCAACGAATAAATCATTTTTTGAATTTAGCGAGATACTTTTGCAGCTTCGGATTTGTGGCTTTCTTTTCAGCAGTAAAAGTATCGTTCATATTTTCGATGAGACAAAGCATGAGGTTACACCACACCGGCAGGCCGCCCGCCATTGCGTACACGTTCATACGACCGTAAAGCGGAGTGCACACATCAAACCCGAAAAGACCGTTTATCAGCTCCCGCATCTCTGCGTCCATAGTGCGCGCAGTTGCAAACACGGTTTTTGCGTCGGCTTCGTTTTTGAGCGCCGCCTGATATTTATCCTGCTGCTTGTCCATCGCATCGAACGCATCAAAAACGCGCTCCACGAAATCTATATCGGTAAGGTTGAGCCACACCGAAACTTTATTATTAAGCGAAATTTCCTGTATGCCGTCATCGGGCATGAAAACAAGTTTATCTGCCATAGTTCCCTCCTTAAAAAAGCAAGGGCGCGGTAATACGCGCCCTTGTTGATTATGCTGCTGCCGGTGTAAACTCTATCGAGCCGTCAGACTTCTTTGCTGCGCTGCCGAGGGTACGCGTGCCGCCGTATGTAACGGTGATCGGCATTCCGACGCTGCCGCCGCCCTCGCCGCCGAGACCGGTGACCTCGACCATGCAAGCCTCGTAGCGTTCGGCAAAGCCCGCGTAAGTGTGGACAATAAGCATATCCTGCGCCGCAAGCGCCATAGCGTCCTGATCGACAACTGCCATCTTCCATATCTTTTGCTGTGCGGTGTCGCCACTGTCCAGCTCGCACGGCTCAAAGCTCTGCGTAATGACAGGCTTCTTCATCGTGCCATAGGTATCACCGAGAATGTCTTTCTTGCTCTCGGTGCTCCAGTCGTATTCCTCAGAGCTGTCCTCAACGCGCTTGCCGATCACTGACCATACCGGCACGGTGCTTGTGCCGGTATTGAGGTAAGCAAGCAGCAACTCACGCGCTACGGTCTGCCCCGCAGTAGTGGTAAATGTATATTCCGCCATTAAATCACCTCGTAAAGTAAAGTTAAAAGGATCTGGTGATCCTCAACATCGCCCTCATATCGGGCGAAAAGTGCCGCCGCCGTATCGCGCTTGACCTTCTTAACGGCAATGCCGTCGGCTATGGTCAGACTGCCGCTGTTCTGCTCTGCCCATTCGCCGTATTTATCCAGCACCTCGTCAGCGGTTATGCGCTCGTCGGCGTCTGTTGCCGTCGTGCGGTAAATGATTTTGAACTGGTACTGTGCCTGATATGTCCCGTCTATAAACTGCTTGGTCTTGTATGCCGCCTGTATGGTGGATATACAAAGACCGCTGCTCTTGCCTAACCATTCAAAGTCAAGCTTGGACAGCGGTTTATTTGGGTACGTATTCAGCCATTTCCGCACTGCGCGGCTCACATCTGCGTTTTCCGACGCAGATACTAACGTTTTCGGTTTTTCTTCTTTATTCAAGCCACAACTTCACCGCTCTTTCTCCGACAAGCGCCCACTTCTCAGCGTTTTCTTCATAAGACGCTTCCATCCAGTGTGCTTGTGCCTTTGGATGCATATCCGTTGTAAACACAAGGTCTTTATCAATCGCGTGGAGCTTTGCGCCCTTGCGATGTCTCCATCCCACGTCCTTGATATACACTGCGTGACGCCCCATTTCGTCTACCATGACCTTACCGGCATATAAATACGCGGCCTGATCGCCGGTATAAACGATCTCATTACCGTCGACGCGGGCGAGATTGGAGAATGCCCCGGTAAGCGCCGGGACATAAGGCGTCGTGTCTTTGAGCGCCTGTGTAGCAACGACGGTTTCAGCAGCAGTGCAAGCCGCCTTGAACTCGCGCCCTTTAATAGCCTTGATCTTGAGCGTGATTTTCATTTGCCGCCCACCTGCCAGTGAGCCATATCCCCGCCGAAGTCCCGGATATCGACCGTGGACACATCATAGACATATTCATGCGCCTGCCGCAGCTCCTTTAGGCTCATTTGCTCCGAGATTTCGCCCTTAGCGAAATACGTTGATGTGGAGCTGCTTTCGCCGCCGCTGTCGAGCGTCCAGAACTCGCCGGGATTGTCAGCCGCATAGAACGCTTTCGGCTCCTTATAGCGCTTCACGTCGCCTGTGGTGCTTTCTGCCGCGACCGTGAACGGGATATAGAGTGTTGCTGCGTCTGCGTCTGACAAGCCCGTTTTCGCGATGTTAGCGCCCTTTGAGATATCGAGTAGCACACCGCGCAGCATCGTGATGTTATAGTGCTTGTCGAGGTCGTCATCTTCCCATACATTAAAAACAGTCACAACATGAGGGAACACAGCAACCACCTCCCCGGTATAAAAGTCCGGTGTGCCCAAGATACTGCATTGCGATACCGGCCAGCGTCTCACGCGCTGCCGCTGCCGTCTCCGTGCCGCTCTTGTATGTCTTGCTCCAAGCGCCCACGGTCTGGCTCTGCAACTCGCCGCCGCTCATGCTCTGCGTCTGCGCGTTCTCGATAATCTGATACTGTTCAGCAAGCGCACAACAGCACATTTTCAGCTCGTCGCCGGTGTAAGTCTTGGCCTTGCCGCGCGTGTAATAATCCAAAAAGGAGCTTGCCCGCGTCGATGCACGGGCAAACTCCTCTTCGGTTAGTGCGCTGCTGAGATAGGTGGTCGTGTAATATGTGTAATCAGCATACATCACGCTCACCTCCGGCTATCAAGAGACGGTAACAGCCGCTGTGCCGGTCTTAGTGCCGTCCTGCTTGGAAGTTGCGGTGACGGTCAGTGCAGTGTTGGTCTCATTGGAAGCGATAGTCAGATTGCCGTTTTCGTCAATCTTAGTGCCCGCCTTGACGGCAGAGCTGCCAGCAACGCTCCACAGAACGCCGTTAGACACAGCGCCCTCACCTGCGACAGTCGCAGTAAACACCTTGCTTGCGCCCTTAGCGACGGAAGCAGTCGCCGGGGAGACGGTAACGGTGCTGACAGTCCCCGCAGGAGCGTAAACCGCGAACGGGCAGGGATTTGCGATGTTGTCGTTGTATGCGCTCTTGGGATTGGGTATCTCCCAGCCAAGACGCATGACAGCGCGCAGCGCAACCATGTCATTCTGCATAAGGTTGTACACGATGGAGTTATCAGACGGGTCTTGCACAACGCCCTGATCGAATATCTTGAAAGTGATATCCTGACGGATGGAGTAGACAAGCTCCGTCCAGTCACCGGCAAACATCAGTGCCTTAGTGGTATCGAATGCGCCGTTGCGGGGGAAATACATCGGGGAACCGTCCAGTGCATACGGGGTAGCGCCCTGCATATCGGTCTTGAAGAGCGGAACGCCGTTCAGGTCTTTCAGGCCGCGCAGCTTGGCGCGCATCTGGATTGCAGACATGATACCGTTGACGAGATAGCCGCTCTCTTCAACCTTGGCGATAACGCCGCCCTCCGCCATGATATCATCATAGATATAGGGAGTTGCCGCAACGACGGAACCGGCTTTCTTGCAGGTCTCAAGGACGCTATCGCGCCAAGAAGTGGGCTTGTTCGTGCCGAACAGGATAGCGCTGTCAATAACCTTGCCGAATGCCTCAACAAGGCGCGGGCGAACCTCACCCCAGATGTCGTAATCCGCATCGTCAAGGACGGCTTCGGGGATAGGCACGATAACGGCGATCTCTTCGGCATAGATTTTCTTCTTGTCCCACTTCATTTTAGTGGTCTGCTTCATGCCGGTATCGCCGTTGACGAAATAGGCAGTAGGCAGCATATCCAGCACGTTCATGGTCTGGGTCTTGCTGGTCATGTTGGGCAGTCTGCGCCCCATCTGGAGGACGGCGCTGCCCTCGGTAACCCCTTGGATTATCTCACGGGTTACGGGTTCGGGGATCAGTCCCGAAAGGTCAGTTCTGTTGACAATGTTTGTAGCCAATGTTTATACCTCACTTATCTAAATTTGCCCCTTATGAGGGCGTTCATTGCGTCGTTAGCACCATTTGTGCCCCCGGCGCTGCCTCCGACGTGTGCGGACATGTCCACGCGCACACCCGCGGGCTTTCTTTCCTTGAGGAAAGCGTCTGCCGCTTTCTCAAAGCTCACAGTATCGGTCACTTTCTGCCCGATCTTGAAACAGTAAAATTCCAGCTCGTCAGCGCTCACGCCCTTTGAGGTCAGATACTTTTCTCTCTCATACTGCGTGATTTTTGCTTCGGCGGCAAGGCGCGCCGTCTTTTCGGTGTCGCGCTCTTTCTCAATGTCTTTGAGCTTTTCCGCCTCGCTCTGCTGATTTGCTTTCCAAGCGTTATATGCTTTCAGCTCGTCATCGCTCGGCATTCCGCGCGTGGCTCTTGCAAGCCTCTTAGCAACGATGTTGTCGACCTCCGCTTGTGTAAAGGTCTGTTCGCTCCCGGCAGCGCCGGTGTTGGTATTGACATTCTCTTCTGCCATAAATAAACCTCCGTTTACCGCCCGTCGGCGTATTCCGTTTTATGCCCGTCGGCATATCAAAAAGTGGCTATCGCATTTCTGCAATAACCACTGAATGAACATATTAAAATAACGTTTCGCCTAAATAGAACGGTGTCCCATCGGAAAACCATTCCGCAACGCTTGAAACGTTGGATCGTGCCTCGCTCGTCGGCGCAGCGTTTCCGTGTTGGCGGCGCAAGCGGGATTTGAACCCACAACAACGGCGTCAAAGGCCGTTGTGTTACCATTACACCATTGCGCTATATATTGCATGGCCGCTGTTGAGCAGTAGCGACGCGGTATTTATATCCCCCACCGCTTGGGGTATAGAAAGGAGAAGAAAGGAAAAGGAGGTGTATTTGCTCTCTGTCATGCTTTTAGCTGCATCATTTTAAGGCTTTCAGCAGTGCTTTAGATTCATCCGCGCCGAACTCCGGGATGTTGCCCCGCTCGAGCTGTTCCCGTAGCCCTGCCGCCTTGCTGAAAGCATGGTATTCGTCGTTTAGGCGCTTATAGCGTACCGCAAGGCTTGTGTATTCCTCGTCGTCGCCGCGCGCCTTGGCGGCTATCGCCTCGCGTTTGACCTTGCGCAGCGCTGTTTCAATCTGCCGCTGTTTCTGCGTCGCTTCGTAAAACGTGTACTTCTTGCCCTCAAACTCAAACGGCGGCGGATCAAGGTTTTCAAGCTCTTCGTCGGTGTATGTCCGCTCTGTTACGCCCTCAACCCACGCATAGTACAAATGACGGCAGTTAACGCCGCATAGGCCGTCTGCTTGGCCAAGCCCGCATACTTCGTATATCGACGGGTATTTGTCTTTTGCATATATTGAATACACGCGGCCTTGCCATTTCTTGTGGCTGCTCCACGGATTAGGATAATCCTTATCACGTGCGCCCCTGTGTGCTGTGACCTCTCTATAAGGCGTATTAAGCAGCTCGGCGGTCTGCTCGCTATACTGCCGTGACAGTTGCGTTACCCCTGTCATAACCGCCCGGCGCGCTGCGACGTCAACGCGGTTATGCCACCCGGAAGCATATTCGATGTACTGCACCCCACTGTCTGTGAGCTGCTTTGTCGCCTCTCTGATAGCCACGTTATAGCTAATACCGCTCTGCACTTTCATAAGCGCATCATCAAGAACGCGCTCATACATACCGTCGAGATCAAGCATCTGAACACGCGCGGTTACACGCACGGCAAAGCCCATTGTGCGCGTGATGTTGCGCAGCTCGCCGCTTGTCTGTGTGGCTATGGCTGCTATCGTGCTGTCGAACGCTTCACGGTTAAAGCCGGTTTGATCCGTTACGACAGCATCAAAATAACGCTGATTCTCGCCCAGCGCGGTACTCCAGGCTTTGGAGAACTCCGCGTCGGTGAGCTTCAGCGTTTTCTTGATGTACTTATTGATGTTATCGAGGTCATAGCCGTTCTTCAACAGTTGCTTTATATGCCGGATCGTCGTTGCCGTCGCCGTCTCGTTATACTTGAACCGGCTGCATATATCGGCTATGAGGTAATCGGCGAGCCGTTCATAGAGAACGACGATAGCCTCCGGAAGCTCCTGCATGAACTCCGGTGTAATTGGATACTTCGGCATTACTCATTTTCACCTGATACAAGGTCTTCCATCTTTGGCAACGCCGCCTTTGCGGTCGCTTCATCCTCGTTCATCCATTTAGCCCTAAATTCCCAATGGTTCATAATGCCCATCTGCACCATGCGGGAATCACGGGAAAAATCTGTTTCCTTGTCCTCTATAATGCTGTCGTCGAAATCTATTGTGATTTCAACATCTTCGTCAAGTCCCAATTTCATATAGGCATTGCCCATACGGAGAAGAATCCGGCATAGCTCAACAAGCACATCCTCAAGGATAATCTCATGCTTCTTTATTGTGCGGAACATTTCACTGTTCTCGCTGATAATCTGCGTGGCCGTGCTGACATTGCCGTTATCGTACTTATAGTGATTTTCACCAAAGCCGCATTTGCTCGACAGCAGATTAAGCATATCCTGTATACCGGCGTTGTGCTCTGCTGTGCGCAGGTTCATGTTTATCTCTTTGACAATATCGCCGGGTTGCCCGTCCTCCGGGAGCACATAAAAAACAACGTCGTTTGTGTCAAACAGCGGTTCGCCCGTGTGAAAATTCGTCGTAGCCTGTGGCTTGAGCATTACGCGCTTTTTGCCGAGTTGAAACTCATTTACATAGCTGTCATAGGTAAGATCAACGCCCTTGAGCTGATCTGTGGCGTTTGCAAATACCGCTATGCCCATCGGAAGTGTCGGATCGACGTTGTTTGCAATGTTCAGCCGGTCAATAACAAACGTCCGCTGTGTAAAAGGCGTATGCACAACAGGCGGGATGTTCTCGAACCCCGGAACATCCGCAAGGTTAACTTCGGACAGGCTGCCTTTTGTGTCTCTGTACAGTAGATTTTCAATATCATACGTGCCGCGTTCGCTGCGCCTATGAATACAGATATACAGATACGTGTCTTTCTTAACGGCTTTATGGCTACCAAATGCGCACTCTGTAACAATGCCGTTTTCCCAAGTAAGCGGCAGGATCAAATCAGCCGGAACGTAATCAATACGTATCTCTCCATCTGTGCCGGTTACTGCGCCGGTCTGGCCGTCTACCTGTACATTAGAGACCGTCGGTACGTATGCCGTCGTTCCTCGCGCTGCTTTCAGCTCCTGCATTTCGTTTATTTTGACGGCGAAATTGTTTCGCTTGAAAACATCATCAATGAACGCCTGTTCTTTCTTGCCCTCAAGGGTGATTTTAACCTTTTCGTTCATCAATAGATTCGCCCAATCCTCGCAGACTTTCTTTGCCATGCCGAGCGAGTACAGGCGGCAGGGGACAGACTTCATACCGTTCCACACCTTATAACGGTGGAACGTCTTAACATAGCCGTCATACCAGCTTTTCCAATTCTCTATGTACGTATAAAAACTTTCGGGCACAGTAGTATAGCCCCGCGCCCGCAACACTTCGTATATGTTCATTTATGCTTTTACTCCGTATACTCTGAATACTTTTTCGAGGGCATATCTTGTGCTGTCGATGGTGTGGTTATCCTTATCTGGATAGCCGCTTATCACATTCCCGTCCTTGTCGCGTTCAAACTCGTAGTTTACAAACTCCTTGTAAACCGTTGGCGTTCTTTCCGGGTCAATTACCATCTTTCGTATCTGTAACCACTTCATACCATACTCAACGCTGCCGGGGCCTTTTATCGCCTCAAACGCATTTACGCCACAAGCACGGAAGTCTGCAACGCTCTTCGGCTCTGCGCTATCGCACGTTACCGGGAAATCATCATATCCCGCTTTCTTAATCCACGTTGCATTGTCGGCGTTGCTGGTTTTGTTATTGCAATGCTCGTCTATAAAATAAATCGTCTCATGCGCGACATCGTAATGCACGCGCACGAACGCGAATATGTCCGGATAATAGCCCCAGTCCACTCCCTGATATATTCTATCAAACCGGCCTATCTCTTCGTCAGTAATACGCCGAGCCTCGATGTTATCAAACACGTTGCCGCCGTCGCCGTTGGAAACACCGAGATATTCATGCTCATAAGCTGCCGGGTTTACCTCTTTAAGGTGTTCCGCGTCGTCGAGGAACATAGTACCTAACCATTCCGGCGGCGCTTCCAAATATGACGAATGATGTACAATGCGGTTTTCGTCTGGTTCTAAGAGCTGCTGATTTACCCAGTTCGCGCGGCTCTTCGGCGGGTTATATGAGCCGAAGAAATAAGCGTCGTTACCGCCACGGAGAACAGATTGTCTCACGCTTCGTTCTTCCGCTGCGCCCGCGAGCTGATCGCGTTCTTCTATCCAGAGAATACCGACATAACCGAACGGCGGCTTTAATGATTTGAGCTTTACAGGATCGTCACATCCGCGAAAATATATCTTTTGCCCGGTCTTGTGGTATGTTATCTCGACCGGCGATACCTTAAAGTCAAAGTCAGCAGACAGCCCCATCTCGTTGATAGCCCACTGTATTTGTGAGTAAACGCTATCTTTAAGTGTGTTCGTCTGCTTTCGCACAACGCAAGCGTGCATTGTCGGGTTGTTTATAAGCAGCTCCGGTATCTTCTCGGAGATATACGACGACTTCAAGCCGCCGCGCCCGCCTTTGAATATGTATGACTTGTTCGGCACTATCTGCCGGTTTATATCAACAAACGCCTTTCCGATGATCTCAGCAGGTATCTTGAACGGCTTATCGTCCGCCGCGCCTTCGCTTGTCCATGTCTCCCAGCGGTCAACAGCTCTATCGTCGCCGCTTACGGCTTTTCCGTACACACCTGCAACAATGGCGGCGTTACACGTCATATCTTCGTCGTCTATCGCAAGCCCCACGCGCTTTATTTGCCCCTTGAGCTTATCCGGCGCGGGCTGCTGTGCTATCGACTTCGCAAGGCTTGCAAGGCTCTTGTTAGCCCTCTTGGCCTCGCCTGAGGCTATGCCGCCCTTTCGTCCATTCCTCGCGGCTTTCTCGCCGCTTTTGAACTGCGTATCGCGTCCTTTTTTTAAGTTCTCGTCCTGTTTGGGATTGCGTGGCATACCCTCCCTCCCTTGAAAATAAAAAATCGCCGTTCTGAATTATCAAAACGACGATTGCTGTTAAATTAAAATGGCGAGCGCACGGACTCGAACCGATACCTCCGCTATCGCGGCGTGCTCCGTTTAACACTATTCCTTGCCGCGCCTCTGCTGCCCATTATCTAACTCTCCATGTTGCAGAGTTTTTACGTGTGCGGTAATACGTCTTGCCGTTTACTGTCACTTCAAGTTTTCCGCTGCTCATTGCGCTCTTGAGTGCCGAAGAAAGCGTATTTGTTTCTTTCTGTTTCTGCGCTTTTTTCGCCTTATCTTTCAAACTGTTCATATAAGAATTGACGGCTGCACGTTTGTCAACGGCTTTCTGTGCGTTCTTCTGCACCTGTGCGCGGTTGAATCGTGCTACACCGAAAACATAAGGGCTGACATCCTTCGATTCCGCTTCGAGTTGTTCGGTTGTCAGACGGTGAAGCTCTTTATATGCTGCTTTCGTTTCGGTCTCGTCAAACCCAAGCCCTTTTATGGTCTCGACATTCCGCGTGTATTCCCGCTTTGTCGCGTCTCCGGTGTCTACTGCAAAACTTGCGGCGTTTGCCCTGCGTATAAGATTGTTATCAAGGCTCGGCGCGCCATCTTTTGATATGCCGCTGCTTGCTCCACGTCCGCCCATCAGCTTTTCCCTCCGAATCTCTCCGTGTTGTGATTTGTAATGTAACTCACGCTACACGGGAATTTATATCCTATATCGCCGCCGTAACACACGACGTGCGACGGTCTCAACCGCTTTATTGCTTCATCCATACCGGCAAACCATATACCACCGGCGTTTTTATCGCGCTTTACGCCTATCGTACTTACCGAGACTACACCGCCCGGCTCTATGCCGTCAAAGCAAAAATCAAAGCTCCGTTCGTCCGCCCATTGCAACGTGGGTATGACCGTTATGCCAGCGTCCTGCATGATCTGGCCGATCAGCCGGGAACGGTACACGTTCCATATCTGCATTGCAAGCGGCATATCCAGATAAAGCGAAAAGTCCGGCGTGAGAACGCAGTCGAACATACCGAGCTTGTCAATGTACTTGTCCGGCGTTGTCCACACTCTTTCAAATTGGTAATCGTCGATATAGAAGTGTATGCCCTTGCCGTAGTCTTTGCTTGTGAGCATATAGTTGAACGATATTAAATCCTCCGGTATATGGCCTGTCGCTTTCAGTATCGGCATATCCCATTTACCGGCGGCGCGTTCTGCATCATAGTCGCGCAGATTCATTTTGCTATATGTCTTTTCGCGTTCGTCGCCGTAATAACCATCGTCCTCTTCTTCCTCCGGCTCGTCTGCATAGCCGAGAAAGCCGAGATCAAGGCCAGGAAGTTCCAAGGACAGCATATCCTTGTCAAAGCCGCTGTCCATTGTGGTTTTGTTGTGGGCAATGGTATATTCCCGGCGCTGCTTATCGGTCAAGTGGTCAAGGCGTATGCATGGCGCTTCTTTTATTCCCATCTGCCGCAGGGCTTCAAAGCGTCCGTGACCCTCTACAATGACGTTGGATTTGCCCCAAATGGCAATAGGGTCATTCATCCCGTATCGGGCGATAGATTCTTTTATCTCGTCTATCTGCTCCTGCGGGTGTTCCTTTGTGTTGTTGCTGTATGGCTTGAGATCGTCAAGCCGCATTGTGATTATATCCATAGCCCCCTCCACTGCTTATGGTGTCCCTCGCCGTAGCTGCTCCTACTCTTTGGGCGGTGTGAAAAGGAGGTAAAACCACCGCCGTGATCGTGCTCAAAACGTCGTCAAGTTCACGCTCTTGCGGTTAAGCAAAAGAGCGCCGGTGCTTTCCGGCGCTCTCTGAGCGTACACATTATACCACAGTTTTTTAGAAAATCACTGTCGCTAAACTGTCGCGGAGCTATACCTAACCGTGCAATAACTTTCAAGCGCTCGCATGGCCTTTTTCCATATAGTCGCCTCTTCTTTAATGTTCAGCTCCTCGCACAAGCGCTCAGCCCCATTCTTTTGGTGATCTATGTAAAGCACCTCAAGTATTCGTCGCTCTTCGTCGGCGAGCTTATCAAGCGCCTTACGAGTCAATTCGACCTCTTTTTCAGCAAAGTGCAGGTTAGCCGTCAGCAAGTCAATAAGGCAAATGCTGTTATTAAGCCTGTCGTCGTAGCTGCTCCCGCCGCCCTGCACCGGTGTTGAGTCTGTGCAGGCGCTTTTAATCGCCGTCATGCGCTCACGCTCAAGGGCTATATCATTCGGTATGGATTCAATAGCTGCCTCGTTCTTGCGGAGATTGTACAAGTCTGTCTTGCATTTGAGTTTCCAGAGTTCAGTCATTGGCCGCCTCCCATGTTATAACCAGCTTTTGTAGCTCCACCGTCGTAAGTAGCGCATATGCCGCGTTAAAAGCGTCTTGCGCTGTGGTATTGGAGAACTCCAACACGCCGTTTATTGGTATTCCCGCGCCCATAGGCGGTTTGTTTGGCTTTTCAGCAGGTTCCGTGACCTGTTCTATCGGCGTTGCAATCTCCGCCACCGGCGACGGTTCTTCACTCACGTCCTGCATAACCTCGTTCGTGCTGTTTACCCATGCCCAAAACGCATCATTTCTTCCCTTTCTCGCCCCGCCGTTTTGAAAAGATATGCCCACTTCCCGGCACGTTACGTAGAGCGTGTTCGGGGTTATGCCGAACATCTTGGCGAGCGCCTCCCGTTGTGGATTGTACTTGCTTATAATTGCGCTGAGATATTCATGCTTGAGATCATCCGGCAACCGTTTGAAATGCTCCCACTTCATAGGGCTGTTGAGGTTATAGCTCTGTACTTCTCCGTTCATCTTATCGCGCTCCTTTTTCGTCATATAATCAGACGGCATTTTGACTCTGCCGCCCTTTCCGGCGTGGGAGCGTTTATTGAAGCTCCCACGCGCTGTGCGTTTCCGGTCTGCACATTCAGAGCGGAACACATATTCTTCATCGGTCATTTCCCTGTGCTCCTATCAGCGGCCAGACGAGCCAAAGCCGCTGTCTCCGCGCTCGGTGTTGTCAAGGTGGTCTACAATCTCAAGTGCCGGTGTGATTATCGGCATAATTACAAGCTGACATATCTTGTCGCCCTTGTTGACCTCATAGGCGTTCTGGCCGTGGTTATAGAGCTTGACGCAGATGCTCCCCGTGTAACCGCTATCGATTACGCCCTCGCTGGTTATATCGTGCTTGACGTTCAGCCCGGATTTGCTCTTGAGCATACCGACGTAGCCCTCCGGTATCTCGATATGTACGCCGGTATCAATGACGGCGCTGCTGTACGGCGGCACATAGGCTCTTATAGGTGAGCGCAGATCATATCCCGCGTCAAGATCATGCGCACGTTCCGGCAGGTAAGCGCCGGGGTCGATTACAATTTTCATTCGTCCTCCTTATATTCCGGGCACTTTATCACATGATAGCTGGTATTTTCGTGACGATAACCCTTGAGCGTGGTTTTTCTTGCTTTCCAGCCCTCGACCGGCTTAAACATGATCGCGCCGGTTTCTGGATCGCGCGCCGTCCATGAGCAGCCGCCCGTTGCGTTTGCGCATGACCAGCACAGTGTTAATTTGTACACGTGTTTCACCTCACAGATATCTCTTTGCTTCTTTGTGCGCTATGCGCACCTCGGTTTCAATGAGCGTGTGGGAATAGCCTAATATCTCGGCTATCTCTCGGTATGTTTTGCCGTCGTAGCGGTATCGCAGTATTTCACGCTGCCTGTCGGTCAGGCTATCCCACCAAGCCTTACCATCGCACCAGTCCACGTTTTTTGCCCCCGGCAGGACTTCTTCAAGCTCATACTCACTGCCGGACTTGTCGCGTATCGGTGTGCTGAGAGAGATCGTTTCCTGCGCTCTTTTCGTGCGCTTCGAGTTGCGCCATTCCTTGATTATGTCGCGACGTATGTAAGTGTACGCGAGAGTAGATAGCTGCCACTTTCCCGGCTTGAAGTCTTGGCAAGCTCGCCATAAAGCCATTCGCGCAGTCTGCAAAACATCTTCGTCGTTGGCAAGCGCCGGGAAGAACCGGAGCAGACATTTTCTTGCAAGCTTCTCATTTGCTATGTATAGTTCCTCACAGCTTGTGTTGCTTGCCGTCTCTGGTGACGATTTTGATATCATATCTTACCTCACGCGGTGTATAGTATTTGCCGCAGGCCGCTTTGAGCGCGGCCTCTTGCTTGGCTATGGCATATTCGTTGTCTTTGGTGTCGCCCTTTTCCAGTTCTCGGATTTCCGTGTACTTGACGTTGAAAGCATCGTGGAAGCGCTTTAGCCGTTCCTCACCGAACCCGAAGCCCTCAGCGAGTGCGAGGCAGACCGCATCAAGCGTCTGCTGCTCGGTGTAAGCGATTACCTTAATCGTCCACAGCTCGCGTTCCGCCTTCTGTCGGGCGAGTAGTCCGCTCTTGCTCATGGGCGTCTCCTTTTGCTGATCTCTTTGCAAAGCTCTTGCCAACAGCTTACGTGAACATCCAGCCTTATCCACCCCGCTCCAAAGGGGTTTTTGTCCTCTTTCTTCAGCTTGAACGAAGAATAGTAGTCGCTCGGCGTCAGCTCACCGCCGCAGATATCACATACCAGCTTTTTCATTTGTGCTGTTCTCCCTTTCCTTGCTCCTCCGCCTTTTTCAAGGCGTTGAACACCATCACATAAATTTCCATTGTTAAATCATCCGTAACCGGGATAAGCGGTGCTACGAAGTTCCAGCAGTCCATATAGGTCAGCTCACTCATGTATGTCCTCCTCTTTTCCATCCGCGCCCGTAATCATCTGCTGATTCGGCTTTGCGCGTTCGTAGGTACTCACAAAACTTTGCCCGGTTTATGTATTCATCGGCCATTGGCATTCTCCTTGTCCTCAAAGCGTTTGAGGCATTCGCGCAGCTCCGCGCATACCCAACCCGCAAGATAGAGAAGTGCTAACACGCCCTCCATGCTATCGGTTCCGCCATACAGCCAATCCACCATTGCAAACATAACATCCTCATCAGACATAGTTTCCGGTACTTCGTCTGGTTGCGCGTATTGGCGTATAAGCTTTCGTGTCAAATCAAGTAGGGTTATGTCTGCGCCGTGCTCCCCGTATCCGCGTACCCACGTTTCACCGTCTTTGGCATAGAACAGATTCAGCGACTGTTCTAAATTGCCTTGTGGAGTATTTGTCGTAAGTCTCATGTTATTTTCCTTTCTCCGCGCGAGCAAAAATCAAGATCGTCCGTGTTGAACTCTCCATAGGCGCACCAGCCTAACCACGTTTCACCGTCTACTTCCTCGCAAGGGTGAAAGTGCTTACAGCCCTTGCACCTAACTACAGGGACGGCGTCAATCGTAGGCGCGGTATTAACAAGCGTTGCCGCAAGAACCTTTACGCTTAGAATTGCCGTGCTTTCTTTTACACGCTTTTTCAATGCATCACCATCAATCAGTCTCATCGCCATCACCTCCGTTCTTAATTGCTTCTTCTGTCACGTCTGACTTATTGTGCCATAAGGATTTATTCTTTGGTTCAAGCGTTCCTGCGTAAATCCCAAACGCGCCGCATCCAACATGATATTCGGACATCTTTAACCTCCATCCATAATTTCTACCTCTACAAACTCAAGTACCGTGTCCACAATTGCCTTATCAATTCGTTCCTGCAAACTGTACCTATTTTCGCAAACAACAGGCATTTCAGATAGGGACTTGTTATAATAGGCTGTCTTACGGACAATCCATTTACCGTCCCAAAAATCAATAGAATAGCCGCTGGATTTCGCCGCCTCCATCTTTGCTGACTTCGCAGTGCCAGTTGCCACAAAGTAGCTTTCTCGCGTCACCCACGGATTTTTGTAGATTTTCATCCTGCACCGTCCATCTTTGCCCCGCACTCAGGGCAATACTTTGTAATCTTTTTCGCCTTTACCGCACATATGCAATTCGTGCAGAAGCAGTACGGGTTCTTGATTTTGAATAGTGCCCACGGCCACTTGAGATAAGGCCTGTTCCATCGGGCATGTCGCGTAGGGATATGCTCAAGTGTCGGTGCGTCGTTTATAATCTTGCGCATCCATACCTTGTCCGCATGTGAAAGCGCTATCCTGTGGTCATCAGAGAAATGATTCTCTATGAGCGCGTCGGCGTCAATCGGTCGCATCTACTACTTTCCTCCATTCTGAGCAACCGCCGTTGTTCTTCCACGCACCATAAGAACAAAAATCATCAAGCTCCATACCAACACCAAGTCTACAACAAATTATGTATTTATTGTCATCTGACATAATGCCACTCGTACAGTTCTCACATCGCACCACCGGGGCAACATCAGCGGCGGGAATACCGTCAATGGCATCTTCAAGGGCGGTCTCGGCGGCGGTGGATATTTCAGCTTCAACACCGAGAGCGGTTTTTGCTTCTTCCCTTGCTATGTAATCACTCATTATCGTCCCTCCATTTGCAACCGTCGCAAGCGCCGAAGTGCTGCAATGTATATTTTCCGCAATGGAGACACAGTTCATTTCTCAAATCGTTGAAAAGCTCAACCGGTACTACGTCAACTGTCGGAATCTGCTTGATAAGCTCTATATGGTACGGCGTGATTCCGAACATCTCCGGGGCTTGCAGTGCGTCAAGCACCTCTTGCCGATCCACGTATTCAGCCATTATTACCCTCCTTTATTTCTTCGAGCCTCACGAAAACATCCCCAATGTCCCCGTAGAACTTATGTACTTCCAGCTCCGTGACTTGGCTATCGTCGTCATAGGCAAGCCCGTTGAGCGCGTCAAGCACGATCTTAGCGATGTTGTCACAGTCCGGCTTTATCGTGCATGGGATTTCGCCGCATATCTTCGCGTCTTGCGTTTTCCTGCTGTCGCGCTTCGGTACGGGATATCTCGCAAGTATCACCGCTCTTATAGCTCCGTTCAGCATAACCGCCCCAGCGCAGCGCCAACAGAACCGCACAAACTCTTCATACTGCGTTGTTTGACTTGGGGTATATGCGTGTCCGTCTCGCCTTACTCGCGGCCTTGCCTTGCCCTGTGGCTTGCCGGGGATCGTAAAATGTGTTTCCATCGTTCACCTCACAAATAATTTTTTCCGAACCGTTCACGGAAGTCATCAACGCCCCAACCGTAATGCTTCATCGCCTCACGCTGCCCCCAGCGCTTGAGCAGCGCATCAAGGGAGGCATCGGTATGGTGCAACGTCATGTGGCAGTCGTGGCAGAGCAGCACCCATAAGCCCAGCGCTTTTGATTTCTTGCGGTATGCCCCGTGATATATCTCATGCCGGTCAAGCTTGCCCTGCTGCGTTTTGCAGAACCAACAACCGTCTATATCCTGCACGATCGACGGAGCATAGCCGTTTCGGTCAAGCGTCACGCCGTATTCGTTAGTCATAGCGTCCCCCACTGTTCCGCCATTGCCGCCGCTATACCGGGCAGTCTTCTGGGCAGTCCCCGAGTGTCTCGGTCGCGTAAGTACGCAAGGTTTCAATGATCTCATCGTATGTCATGTCTCTTCTCCATTTCCAAGCATAAGCCGCCCGCTGGAATAGGCTTCGTACAATGTCGTGCCGCTGCTGTCTACCATGTAGGGGAGAAAACACTGCGCAGCATCAACAGTACAGCTCTCCATGAGCGCCACCTGAGCAAGTACCCAGTCCCTTACATTGCGCCACGCCGTGCGCGTGGCCTGCTCCTTGTCCGCTTTGATTTTCTGCCGGGTGAATGCTTGCATCGTGCCCTCGACCGGGGCAGGGAGCTTGAAACCTATCTTGCCGCACGGCCCCATCATTCCGAATGATACCGCCTGCGGCTCGCCGTTATCGTAGTCAACCATGATCTGAAGTGCTCCCGCTCTCGCAAGAGCAGCCTGTATCTCCCCGAGAGATACAGACGCATCCACGTTGGATGTGTAGTTCTTTATTCCCATCGTGTCAGTTCCTCCTTTAGCGCTTTGAATATCGGGTACGCTTGCTGCGGTACAACAGCGTTGCCTAAGCATTTAAGTCTGTCCACCCGATTGGGAAGCCCATTAACCACTCTACCCACGTCGGGTTCAGTTGCCCAGCAACGTCCGTCCGCAAGCTCCTGTGATTGTTCCCGCCCGTGCTGCCCTGACTGTCCGCTGCACATGGGGTAGTGTATAGCTTCACGGTTGTCGGAAGATTCAAGCTGTGACGTCCGTACCCTTTCTGCTGCGTGCTCTTCATCCGCTCCGTCGCCGCATCCATCGCACACGGTGTCGGGAATAGCCGTACTAACTCCGCTGGGGTCGGCGTGCGCCCCGCTCGATATGCTTCGCTCCTCACGCGCATATTTGCTGTTGGTGTCCCTATCAGTCCGTTTGTCTCCACATTTGGCGTAGCCCACAAAGAAGACCCGGCTTCGTCTGTGCCACGCTCCGACAGCCGCAGCTTCATAATTGAACACGACGACGTTATAGCCAGCGTGCTCCAGATCCTTGACCACTTGCCCGGCGGCAATCTTGATGATTCCAAGTACGTTCTCACCGACGACGCAATGCGGGCGCAGCTCTCGGATAACTCGGAGCATCTCCGGCCAGAGGTAACGATCGTCCCCTTTACCTTTTTGCTTTCCAGCCACACTGAATGGCTGACAGGGGAATCCTCCGGAAATAACGTCAACTGTTCGTAATCCTGTTCTCTCATAAAAGCTCTCCTTTGTCAGGGTTCTGATGTCTCGCCACCGCGGCACATCCGGCCAGTGCTTTTCAAGTACCTTGGTCTGGTAGTCTGCCCATTCGCACTGCCCTACGGTGGTGAATCCTGCCCACTCGGCGGCAAGGTCAAGCCCCCCTATGCCGGTGAATAAGGATAGGTGTGTGAGTGGATGCGTCATGAGTATTCATCCTCCTCAATCTCGAACTGCCCCGGCAGGACGCCGTCCTCCATCCACCTGT